CCACCTTCGGGTTCGATCGCCACATGAACCAGAAGTTCTACACCTCACGAGAGTGGAAACAAATTCGTGAGCATGTCATCGTTCGTGACAACGGATGTGACCTCGGAATCGACGGCTACGAGATCCACTCAAGGCTGTTGATCCACCACATGAATCCCATGGTCGTCGCTGACATCGTTCACGGTAACGATGACATCCTCGATCCCGAGTTTCTGATCACAACCACCCACAAAACCCACAACGCAATCCACTACGGCGACGAGAAGCTACTTCCCCGGCCTCTCGCAGTACGTAGACCGGGGGACACGAAGTTGTGGTAACGACGAAAGGAACATCATGAGTGACCAGCCCACCAACCCGGCAGCAATCGAGCCCCAGGCTCCCCACGCCGACGGCGGCAACACCGACTTCGAGACCGAGGCCGAGCACAACGTCGAGTCCGACGTCCCCAACCAGCCGCTCGACGCCACCGGCATGACGGCCGGCATCCCCGCGCCGCCTTCGCCGCTCCTCGACACCGAGGACGGTGGCTCCGACTGGGACCACGAGAACTTCACGCCTCCGACGCTCGAGGAGATGCCGACCGAGGGTCCGGGTTCGCCCGGCTACGACGTCTACGCTCCGGAGAACGCCAAGTGGGAGAACCAGGCCGAGGCTGACGCCCCGGTCGAGGGCACCCAGGAGGACGACGAGGCCAACGCGCCGCTCCCCGACGAGGTCGAGGACGACGAGGACACCAAGTCCGCTCTCGAGGCCGACACGGCTGACGGTCCCGGCGACACCGACCCCGCCGAGCTCCCCAAGTCCGACATCCCGGACGGCGAGAAGCTCGTCGACGACTACGAGGACCTCGAGCCGCGCGGCGAGGACCTCGACGACACGAAGGACAACGCATGACAGCGACGATCCCCTACGACCTTCCGGTCAAGAACCTGATCGACGAGCTCAGCGCGACGGGTCACGTCACCCACACGTCCTACGTGAAGAAGTCGGTCACGCTCCACCACAACGGCGGTCGTCTCTCGCACGAGGGCTGCCTCAACGTGTGGAAGACGCGTCCGGCTTCGGCTCACTTCGACGTCGACCGCAACGGTGCCGTCTGCCAGTACGTCAAGCCGAACGAGTTCGCATGGCACGCCGGCAACACGCAGGGCAACCGTGAGTCCATCGGCATCGAGATGGCCAACTCGACGACTGCTCCCGGCTGGGAGGTCGCCGAGGTGACGTGGAAGGCTGCCGCACGCCTCGCTGGCTGGCTCTTCGCCAAGGTCATCAAGGCTCGGCCGTCCAGCTCCAACCTCTTCGTGCACTCGCACTGGCGGGCCACGGCTTGCGCCGGTCCGTACATCAAGAGCGTGTGGAGCAGGGTCCTGGCGGAGACGCAGCGGTGGTACGACATCTTCACCAAGCCGCCGAAGCCCTCGACGCCGACGACCGCCGCGCCGAAGCCCATCCAGGGCTCGACCTACACCGGTTCGAAGCTCATCCGCACCAGTGCGGTCCGGGAGAAGTACCGGAACCCGAGCATCGCCCGCTTCAACGGTCTCCTCTGGGCCTGGCTGTGCAAGAACAGCCCGGACTACGCCCGCAAGAACCTCGCCGCCTGGAACAAGGAGCCGTCCGACAAGTACGGCCTCCAGGCGCAGCGGGCAACCCAGGAGATGTACCGCATCATGGCCGCCAGGAAGCCGAAGGAGTTCACCAAGGTGAGCCTTCCGACGTGGCCCGGCGACAGCGGCGTTCGCGCCGTCGGAGGAGTCCCGGTCAAGTAGCCGGAACAGCTCGGCTCTTGTAAGAGCCATCCATCTCGGAGAGTCTACGTCCCCCACCTAGACTCTCCGAGACGGTGCCGTCAAAATGATGGCACCACGGCCCGGCAGTGTCACCCCCCGAGCCCTGCCGGGCCACCCCTCATCGGAACCCAGGGAGGTGAAGAACCACATGATTGAAAGCATTCTCAACAGTGTCAAGAAGAGACTGGGAATGTCCCCGGAGTACGACGCTTTCGACGAGGACATCGTCATGAGCATCAACTCCGCTCTCTCCACGCTGACTCAGATCGGCGTCGGGGCTGACTCAGGCTTCCGGATCACTGGTGCGGACGAGGAGTGGGCCACCTTCCTGGGTTCCGATCCAGGATTCGACGGCGTCAAGGACTACGTCTACCTCAAGACGAGGATGGTCTTCGACCCACCCACAACTTCGTACATGATCACGGCCATGGAGAAGCAGATCGCGGAACTCGAGTTCCGGATCAACGCTTACTACGACCGTTACCCATGGACGCAGCCGCTACCCACACCAATCCCGTAGGAAGGAGGAGCATGACAACCTTTGCAGAAGCAATGGCGTCGCATCCAGTCGACGAAGAGGCCCTCGCCCACTACGGCATCCCCGGGATGAAGTGGGGCAAGCGCAAGCGACGCGACTCAGTCAGCACCCCAAGCGAGGTCGAGGTCAAGGTCACACCCGGCAAGCGAGTTCAGGCTCGTGGCGGTGCTGGTCAGGGCCCACACCCCGACGCCATCGAGCGAGCAGCCAACCGTCAGAAGGCTCGTGCCAGCACCGTCGACGCTCTGTCGACACCCGAGCTCAAGAAGCTCGTGGAGCGCATGAACCTCGAGGCCAACTACGCCAAGCTCGCTGTCGAAGAGCCGTCGCGTCTCACCAAGGGCAAGAAGTTCGCCCTCAAGCTCATCTCTGACGAAGGCCAGCAGCTCCTCCGGGGCAAGCAGGGTCCTGTCGTCGGCACGGTGATGAACATCCGCAACGGCCAGTACAAGGGCAAGCACGGCAAGAAGTGAAAGGAGGTCAGCGATGAGTTTGTCAAACCGCGCGGTGCCAACGTACTACGGTAGGTTCCGCGATGCAGTTCTCCGTGGGGAGATTCCGGTGTGTCAGGAAGTCTCGATGGAGATGAACCGCATTGACGCGCTCATCGCTGACCCTCGCTACTACTACGACGACAAGGCAATCGACGGCTTCATCCAGTACTGCGAAGCTGAGCTGACTTTGACGGACGGTGAGAACCTTCACCTTCTCGATTCGTTCAAGCTCTGGGCGGAGCAGATATTTGGGTGGTACGAGTTCGTGGAAAGGGATGTCTACATCCCGAATCCCAACGGTGGCGAAGGTCACTACGAGACTCGTGTCATCAAGAAGCGTCTGACGATGAAGCAGTACCTTATCGTCGCTCGTGGTTCGGCGAAGTCGATGTACGCGGCGTGCCTCCAGGCATATTTCCTCAACATCGACTTCTCAACCACCCATCAGATCACGACTGCCCCCACGATGAAGCAGGCCGACGAGGTCATGTCGCCACTTCGGACCGCAGTCACCCGTTCTCGTGGCCCGTTCTTCAAGTTCCTCACGCATGGATCTTTGCAGAACACCACCGGAGCGAAGTTCAACCGCCCACAGCTCGCTTCGACCAAGCGCGGCATCGAGAACTTCCTCACCGGGTCGTATCTCGAAGTCCGACCCATGTCGATCGACAAACTTCAGGGTCTTCGTCCTCGCGTCTCGACGGTCGACGAGTGGCTGTCCGGCGATATCCGCGAGGATGTCATCGGAGCCATCGAGCAGGGTGCCACGAAGCACGACGACTACCTCATCGTTGCGATCAGCTCCGAGGGAACTGTTCGAAACGGCGCAGGTGACACGATCAAGCTCGAGTTGATGTCCATCCTCAAGGGTGAGTACATCGCTCCGCATATCTCGATCTGGCACTACAAGCTTGACCATGTCGACGAGGTCAATGACCCCGCCATGTGGCTCAAGGCTAACCCCAACCTCGGCAAGACCGTCTCGTACGAGGTGTATCAGCTTGACGTGGAGCGTGCTGAGAAGGCTCCGGCCTCTGCGAACGACATCCTCGCCAAGCGATTCGGTATCCCCAAGGAGGGGTACACGTACTTCTTCACCTACGAAGAGACGATCCCGCACCGCCACCGCAAGTTCTGGAGAATGCCCTGCGCACTCGGAGCCGACCTCTCTCAAGGGGACGACTTCTGCGCATTCACCTTTCTTTTCCCTTTGCCGAATGGGAAGTTTGGTATCAAGACACGAAGCTACATCTCCAATCTCACGTTGATGAAGCTTCCTGGCGCTCTTCGTCAGAAGTACGAGGAGTTCCTCAACGAAGGCAGTCTTCACGTCCTCGAGGGAACGATCCTCGACATGATGGAGGTCTACGAAGACCTCGAGAAGCACATCGAAGAGGAAGAGTACGACGTTCGAGCCTTCGGATTCGACCCGTACAACGCCAAGGAGTTCGTCAGCCGATGGGAAGCCGAGAACGGCTCCTTCGGTATCGAGAAGGTCATTCAGGGCGCACGCACTGAGTCGGTTCCTCTCGGTGAACTGAAGATTCTCAGCGAAGAGCGGATGCTCATATTCGACCAAGAGCTGATGGCGTTCACCATGGGTAACGCGATCACCATCGAGGACACGAACGGCAACCGCAAGCTGATGAAGAAGCGATCTGAAGAGAAGATTGACAACGTAGCGGCCCTCATGGACGCCTACATCGCATGGAAGGCCAACAAGGAGATGTTCGAATGACCAACCAGACGCCTTCCTTCGAGGAGGCGCTCGCACACTTCGGTGTGCCGGGCATGAAGTGGGGCCGTCACAAGCTCAAGACGGCCGACATCAAGGAAGCTCGTCGCCAGGTTTCCGGCCACAAGCTGGCCATCGCCAAGGCAACGACCAAGGAGGAGAAGCGCGCCGCCATCGACGCGATGCGTGCCGATCCGAACTCCAAGATCGCCGCCAAGAGGACCCGGGGTGAGAAGAACGTTCGTCGTCTCCTCGCCACGACCGGAGTCGTCGGTCTCCCGACCCTCGCAACCATCGGTGCCGTCAAGGTCTCGTCGGGTCTGTCCTTCATCGACTCGTCTCAGTACCTCTTCAAGAGTGCGACTGGGAGTCTGACACGGATGGACGACCTGTACTACCACACCGAGTCAGCCAAGGCCAAGGCTCGGGACGCCATCACCGAGAAGCTCAACGGCGGGTGACCATCATCAACGACGACTCAGAAGGGAGGTGAATCATGGGCATTGCAGCACAGCTCAGCCATGCTTGGAACGCATTTTTCGACACGAAGCCCCTCGATTCTTCGAATCCCTTCGGGCCGGGTCCAAGCATGGGCGTGTCATCCTCACGTCCAGACCGTGGACGAATGGCCATCGCCAACGAGCGAACCACTGTCGCGTCGATCTACACCCGAATCGCAATCGACGCATCGGGCGCAACCCTCCGACACGTTCGACTCGACGAGGATGAGCGATTCCTCAACGTCATCCCGAGTGGGCTCAACAACTGTCTCACTCTCGAAGCCAACCTCGACCAAGCCGGGCGCGCATTTCGTCGCGATCTCGTCTCAACGATCATCACACAAGGCGTCGCGGCGGTTGTAGCCGTTCAGACCACGGGGAATCCCGTGTTCTCTGGTAGCTACGACATCCTTTCTCTTCGTGTCGGACATATCGTGACTTGGTATCCGAAACATGTAAAGGTCAGTCTTTACAACGAAGATACCGGCAAGCGTCAAGAGGTCATCCTCGAGAAGCGGATCGTGGCGATCATCGAGAACCCTCTCTACGACGTCATGAACGAGCCGAACTCAACGCTTCAGCGACTGATGCGAAAGCTCTCGATCCTCGACATGATCGACGAGCAATCGGCATCCGGCAAACTCGACCTCATCATCCAGCTTCCCTACGTGGTGAAGACGGAGACCAAGCGAGAGCAGGCTGCGAAGCGTCGCGAAGAGCTCGAGTTCCAGCTTCGCGGAAGCCAGTACGGCATCGCCTACACGGATGGCACCGAGAAGATCACGCAGCTCAACCGACCGGCAGAGAACAACCTTGCTGCACGGATTGTCGAGCTGACGACGAAGCTCTACAGCGAGCTCGGCGTCACCGAGGAAGTCATGAACGGCACAGCCGACGAATCGGCCATGCTGAACTACCACGACCGAACGATCAACCCAATCCTCGACGCAATCATCGAGGAGATGACCCGGAAGTTCCTCACGAAGACCGCGAGGACTCAGGGGCAGGCGGTTCGCTTCTACCGTGACCCGTTCAAGTACGTTCCGCTTTCTCAGATGGCCGACATCGCCGACAAGTTCGGTCGCAACGAGATCACTTCATCGAACGAGATTCGACAGGCGATCGGAATGCGTCCGTCCAAGGACCCGAAGGCCGACGAGCTGAGGAACAGCAACATGCCTCTGCCGCCTGAAGGAACCAGTGCTGCGAATCCGGGACCCGACGCGACTACTCCCGCTGCGGACACCGACAGCCAAGTCATGAGCGACGCCTTCGACGAGGTGGACGCTGCACTTGACGACGCTTTCGCCCAGCTGGGGATTGACGAGTCGGTCGATGCCTGAGAACTCGTTCTTCCACAAGGAGTACGACCCGGTCAAGGCGCATAACTACTACATGGAAGTTCGAAAGCTCAAAGGCAAGAAGCCCGGCGGCCCACCCCCGCCGGTCCATCGCCAGAAGGGCAGTTCTTCCAGTTCATCTTCGGGGCGACACGTGCCATCCAAGGCGCAGTTCGCCAAGAAGAATCCGAAGCAGCTTCGATCAGAGGCTGACGCCAGAGTCGCGAGCATTCGTGTTCGTTTGGGGAAACTCACGGCTCATCTGGACAAGCTCATGAAGGAGGCCGTCGCTCGCGACGATGCCAAGAGCAAGAGCAAGCCCAAGGACGCCAAGAGTTCCACTCCCCAGAAGACAAGCGACAGCAAGCTGACGGCTGCCCAGAAGCAGCAGAAGCAGGTCGCGGACAAGAAGTACTACGAGGACCACAAGAAGCCGGCCGCCGCCAAGACAGCCGCTTCGACGCCCTCGGAGAAGGATCACCAAGCTGAGATCGATCGAGTGAAGGCACAGATCGTCCAAGTTCGAGCGCAACTCAGGGCAGCGATCCTCAAAGCCAAGCAAGCGACCAACAACAAGACGACGGTTCCAGGCCGTTGACTACTCACAGGAAGGAACAGTCAAAATGACGGTCACCGCACCCGATTTCAGCGGCTACGCAACCAAGACTGGCCTGACGTGCTCCGACGGTCGAACCATCACGTCCAAGGCTTTCGAGCACCAGGACGGCGAGTGGGTTCCTCTCGTCTGGCAGCACGGTCACGACAAGCCCGACAACCTCCTCGGCAAGGCTCGCCTCGAGCACCGCGAGGACGGCACGTACTGCTACGCCTACTTCAACGGGACCCGCAACGGTCAGGACGCGAAGCTGGCCGTGCAGCACGGCGACATCGTCTCGCTGTCGATCTACGCCAACAAGCTCGTCGAGAAGTCGAAGGAGGTCCTCCACGGCATGATCCGTGAGGTCAGCCTCGTCATCTCGGGGGCCAACCCCGGCGCCAAGATCGACTCCGTGGCGGTTCAGCACTCCGACGGCGAGCTCGAGACCCTCGAGGACGAGGCCGTGATCTTCACGGGTCTCACCCTCGTGCACTCCGAGACGCCCGTAGCCGACCCCGAGCCCCCGGCACCCGCCGTCGAGCCGGAGCCGGTCGTCGAAGAGGACCCCGAGGACGAGACCGAGGACGAGACCGTCGAGGACGTCTACGACGACATGGACGATGACCAGAAGATGGTCACGCACTTCATGATCGGCCAGGCGCTCAAGGCTGCGGGGCACGACATCGCCCCGCTCGTCCACGCAGATGCCGCTGGCACTGGCGAGACGGTCCAGTCGATCTACGACTCCATGAGCGACAAGCAGAAGCAGGTCGTTCACTACATGATCGGTGTGGCCCTGGACTCCAAGAAGTCCGATGCCGCCCAGCACAGCGACGACGCCGCCGGCGCCGACGACAACACCGCCGAGCACGGCGACACCAACGAGGACACCCTCGCACACCAGGAAGGCTCAACCATGACCAACGTCTTCGACCAGACGGACGCCGCAGCGCCCAAGCGTCGCGTGCTCTCCCACTCGGAGCTCACGAACATCCTCACCGTCGCGAAGGAGACCGGCTCCTTCAAGAAGGCCGTCCTCGCGCACGCGGACACCCTCGCCCACGCCGACACCAACGGCACCGCCGGTGTCGACTACGGCATCACGGGGCTCGACATGCTCTTCCCCGACGCCAAGGCGATGATGAACACCCCGGAGTTCATCAGCCGTCGCATGGAGTGGGTCTCGGTCGTCCTCAACGGCACGAAGCACTCGCCGTTCGCCAAGGTCAAGTCCTTCTTCGCCGACATCACGGCGGAAGAGGCGCGCGCCAAGGGCTACGTCAAGGGCACCCGCAAGATCGAGGAGGTCTTCAGCCTCCTCCAGCGCACGACCGGTCCGGCCACCATCTACAAGAAGCAGAAGCTGGACCGCGACGACATCCTGGACATCACGGACATGGACGTCGTGATGTTCCTCAAGGGCGAGATGCGCCTCATGATCGAGGAGGAGGTCGCCCGCGCGATCCTCGTCGGCGACAACCGCTCCGCGATGAGCCCCGACAAGGTCAAGGACCCGGCTGGCGCCACCGACGGCGTCGGCATCCGCTCGATCCTCCACGACGACGACCTCTACGTCATCCGTCGGGAGCTCGCGGCCAACGTCTCGCCGCGTGACGCCGTCAAGGGCCTGGTGCGTTCGCGCTCCAAGTACCGGGGTTCGGGCAAGCCGGTGCTGTTCATCAGCGACGCCGAGCTCACGGACATCATGCTCGAGGAGGACAAGTTCGGTCGCGCCCTGTACGAGACCGAGCAGGCCCTCGCCGACAAGCTCCGCGTCTCGCAGATCGTCACGGTCGACCTGTTCGACGAGTACGACAACCTGTTCGCGATCATGGTGTCCCTCCAGGACTACACGATCGGCACGAACAAGGGTGGCGAGCTCACCTCCTTCGAGGACTTCGACATCGACTTCAACCAGGAGAAGTACCTCCAGGAGACGCGCCTCTCGGGTGGTCTGACGAAGCCGTTCTCGGCGATCGTCGTGACCCGTGGCGTGGGCGAGAAGGCGACGGCGACCCAGCCCTCGTTCGACGGCACCACGAACACGATCACCATCCCGACCAGCACCGGCGTGGTCTACACGATCAACGACGAGCCCGTCACCGGCGACGTCGTGATCACGTCCACCACCACGGTCGAGGCCGCTCCGGACAACGGGTACTACCTCGAGTCCAACACGACCCGCGACTGGACCTACACGCCCTGATCTAGGGCACTAGGCCGGCGATGAGGTTCTACGGAGTCGTCGGCTACGGTGTTGAAGAGGAGTCGGTAGGCGGCGTGTGGACAAAGCGCATTCACGAGGTGTCATATTTCGGGGATGTCGTCAAGAACACACGCCGCCTACAGGACAATGGTGAAAAGGTCAACCTTGACATCACTGTCGGCAACACGATCAGCATCGTCGCGGACGCATACGCGAACGATCACTTCTTCGCCATCAAGTTTGTCGAATGGGCGGGGGCTCTCTGGACCGTTTCGGAAGTCACGGTAGAGCGTCCCCGCCTTCTTCTGCGGTTGGGAGGTATATACAATGGCCCCAGAGCCGAATCCGACTCTGGACCGACGGCTTGAGCTTCACGCTG